CCTCCCTACCCCCCCCGGAACCGGGTAAAAACGGTCAAAAACGAGTGAAAAGCACACGAAATGCAGGAAAAAAACTACGAAATCGAGGCCCCGATGCTATGGGAGCAACCAAGGCAGGTCGGACCTATCGAAGAAAATGTAAAAAAGGTGATTACTGACCTCGAAGAACAAAAACTACTTCGCGGAAAGCACCTCGCTACCGCTGCTACATGTCTTTCGATGGCAGCAGCTGTCGATAGGGGCATGCTCGGCGGTCCTAAAGGCGTGAGCGTAGCGACTGCGCACCTCGCTCGGCTGCTCATGGAATCTATCGACACGCTTCCTGAGCCTGATCGTGGTCAAGATGAGTTTTACGATGCTCTCGATGCGCAGCTGCAGGCCCTCACAGAAGAAGCGCTCGTATGAGTGGAGATGCTCGCTACGCTACGCGTCGCAATGAAGCTAATCCGACGTATGGTGCTCGCGTCGCTCACGTCGCAGCTACCGTCATGGGCACTCCCCTCATGCCGTGGCAGCGACAGGTAGCTGATGTGGCTATGGAGATTGACCCGAATAATCCCGGAGCTTGGCGTTATCCCACGGTGGTAGTCTCTGTTCCTCGACAGTCAGGAAAAACCGCGCTTATGCGCGCGGTTGCTGTTGATCGTATGCTCTCGTATCGCTCACACCTGATCCAGATGACCGCGCAGACAGGTAAGGACGCTAGAAAGCGATGGGATCAGATCGTAGAAGCGCTGCGCGTTGAGAAGCATCCCAAGCGCTTTAAGAAGCTCGCATCTAAGGGATCAGAATCCCTCGAATATTTGCGTTCAGGATCGAAAATCCAGCCGTTCGCTCCCACTCCCACCGCTGTGCACGGTGACAGCCTCAATCTCGTAATGATCGACGAGGCTTGGGCATTTGATGAAGTCTCAGGAACAGCGCTCACCGCTGCAGTAGCGCCTACATTTCTCACGGTGATCGACTCGCAGCTGTGGATCGTCTCGACGAAGGGCACTGCGAAATCCGCATACCTGAATAGTCTGATCGAGCGAGGCCGCGCAGCTGTAGACGATCCAGATAGCGCGCTTGCTTATTTCGAGTGGAGCGCAGACCCTGAAAAAGCCTCGTGCGATCCTTACAGCCTCGAAACGCTGAGTTTCCATCCTGCTATCGGACATACGCAGACCTACGAAAAGATTCTCACCGTCGGAAAAGACGAAGCGCGCTCGACGTGGCTCCGCTCATATCTGAATCTCACTGACAGTACAGGCATTCAAAGCATTGTTGATCTTGCCGTGTGGGACTCGCTATCTGCAGATATTGACATGCCTGATGATCCCGGAGACGTGACGCTGGCCTTCGATGTCGCAGAAGATCGAAGCGCAGCGACGATCTACAGCGCATATAAAACAGCCGATGGTGTGCACATGCGTCTTGTCGCTACTGATAACGGCTCATCTTGGCTCGCAAACATGCTCGCACGCTTGCATGATGCAGGGTATACGCGCATCGTCGCTGACTCTGTAGGCCCTACGCGCACCGTCGTCGATGATCTCAAATCCGGTGGCATCGAAGTCGAAACACTCACGAGCCGTGAATACGCATCAGCGTGTCAGTGGCTCATCGACAAGACCACGGCTGGAGAGATCAGCCACGATACGAATCACCATGTTTCGACAGGGCTCGAAACAGTTGAACTCACAACAATCGGTGGAACGAAAGCATTCTCACCGACTCGCACGGCAACACCTATCGACGCTCTACGCGCTCTGACAATCGCTGGATGGAGCGCGGCAACACAGCAAACCGGATTGCAGCTATTCATCCAAGGATAACCATGTACAAGATTTATGTAGACGGCTCCGACTGTACGTTTCTCCCTATCTGCTCATGCGGATGGCGCGGTGATATATCCCGCTCGCGCTCGTATGCATGGAAGAACGCACGCACGCACGAAATGTCATGTCATATCGGTGGAACGCAGGCAGCGCACGCGCTCGATAACGACACTCGGCGCGTCGCATCTAAGAAGCGTGGAAAAGTCGCAACACGATGATGTCCATGAAGTTGCTCGAAGCAATTGGGATCAGTACGCGCGGTGCACAGCAGAGTCTTTCCCCTGCTGTGCTCCCGCCCGCGCGTGAGGACAGCTTAGGCATCGATGCGCTCATTGGCTTAGAGAGCGTGTTTCGCTCCCTTACCTACCTGCAGACTCTCGCTGGACAACTCACGATTGACTGCTTTAAAGACGCAAAGCCCGTCGCGTCGCAGCTGATTGATGCTCCCACGTTTGAAATGACTCAGCGTGAGTGGATCATCAGGAACGTTGCGCAGCTGTCGATCAGCGGCAATGCGTTCTGGAAGATCACTCGCGATCCTGCAGGGAAAGTCATCAATATCGAGGTGATCGACTCTGCGCGCGTCTCTGTCGCTCAGGATGCGAACTACAAGGCCGTTTACGCTATCGATGGTCAGGAAATCGCATCAACGTCTATCGCGCACCTGCGGTATCTCACGCTCCCTGAGCGTCAACTCGGATTAGGCCCGATCCAAGCGGCCCGCGCGGGATTAACCGGCATGGTGAAACTGCAAAAGTACGCAGATGACCTATTCACGCGCGGTGGCATCCCCTCTGGCATCCTCACTACCGATCAAGCGCTGACATCGGAGCAAGCCGAAGAAGCGTCCCGTCGGTGGGATGAAAATATGCGCGCGGGAAAGACAGCTGCGGTCGGTAAGGGCCTCGATTGGAGAAGCGCAGGCGTGAGTCCCGCTGACCTTCAATGGCTCGAATCGCAGAAGTGGAACACCACGCGCATTGCGCGGCTCTTCGGTATTCCCCCGCATAAGCTCGCTGCAGCTGTCGAAGGCGCGTCGCTCACCTATCAGAATATCGAGCAATCTTCGCTTGACTCTCTGCGCGATACTCTCATGGGCTATCTCTCCCCTATCGAAGATGCGCTCACGCGCCTTCTTCCTCGTGGGCACTATGCGCGCTTCAACCTCGACGCAGTGCTTCGACCCGATACCAAGACACGCTATGAAGCACATGAAATCGGCCTGCGCGCAGGATTCTTGACAGTCGAGGAAGTGCGCGAAATGGAAGGCCGTGGCCCGATCCAAACAGGAGCAGCAAAGGAATGAAAACCACCACTATTGACCTGAACTGCAGGTTTACCGAAAACGAAGCAGAATCGCGCACGTTCACCGCTATCGGCGTGCCGTGGAACAGCGTGTATGACACAGGATGGGGATACCGAGAGCGATTCGCACCTGACAGCGTGGACGCTACAGGCGCTGTCCTCGTCTATCAGCACCGTGAACCCATCGGAACGATCATTGCGACGCGCTCAACTGATGCTGGCCTTGAAATCGATGCGCGCATATCAAATACACCGCGCGGTGACGAGGTCTACACGCTGCTGCGCGATGGAGTGCTGCGCTCGATGAGCATCGGATTTGAACCTATCGACGTGCGCGAAGAAATGCTAGACGGTGAACCCATCGCGACGATCACGCGCGCACGAGCCGTCGAATTCTCTGTTGTCCTCAATCCCGCTTATAAAGACGCTTCCATCACGGAAGTGCGCTCTCAGGAAGGAACCAACCCAATGACCCAATCGACCGTTGACATTGACGCGCTGCGCGCAGACGTGGATCACCTCACGCGCGCTGTGAATCTGATTAATACGCCTGAGCCTGCAGCTCCCATCGCTGACACTCGCAGCGCTGGAGACTTCCTGAAGGCTCTTGCAACCGGAGACGAAGCGACTCGCGCAGCGCTGTCGCCGTTCATGGCACGTAACTACGACGGTGGTGTGTCAGGTGACGATAAGCGCACCGAAACCCCCGTGTTCATCCGCGATCTGACTCGCATCATCGACAACGCGAATCCCATCGCGAAGCTGTTCGCTACCGGCGCGCTTCCCGCTACAGGTATGAGTGTCGAGTTCGCAGAGCTGGATACCAACACTGTGCGGGTAGGCAAGCAGGAAACTGAAGGCGCTGACCTGCATCGCGGTAAGGTGTCTGTAAAGACTCGCACCGCTGCTATCGAGACGTTTGGCGGTGCAGCGACGCTGAGCTTCCAAGAAATCCAGCGCTCGACCTCTCCGATGGTTGCCTTGCACCTGAAGGCGATGGCAATCGACGCAGGCCGCACAGCCGCTGACAGCTTCCATGCCTTCTATGACAAGACCGTGAGCACCTCGACGGCAACGCCTATCGCGATCAAGAAGGCAGCAACCGAAATCAAGTGGGCAGACCTGCTCGCAATGATCGTCGATGCTTCGCACGCATATCAGGAGCTGTCACTGTCGCTCGATGGCCTCATTGTGGACCGCGCAACGTTCCTTGCTCTCGGCTCCCTCACCGACACCGCTAACCGTCCTCTGCTGACTGTCACTGGCAGCGGCATGAACACCGTCGGCTCGCTGAACACCGCTGCGCTGACTGAAGAAATCGGCCCGCTGAAGATCGTTCCCGATTTCTCGGCAACCACTGAAATGACGGCGAAGAAGATCGTCGGCACCTTCTTTAACTCCGAAGCGCTGCGCACGTACACCTCCGGCCTCGCGCACCTGCAGGATGACAACATCATCAACCTGTCTCGCGATATGAGCGTGTACTACTACGCTGCTCACGCTGCTGAGATTCCTAGCGCGCTGATCCCCTTCAAGGTCGGCGCATGAGCGACGTGCAACTGGCAGAGCGTCTCCGGCATCACGTGGGTGCCGGAGCCTCTACCACGCTCGAATCTCTCGATCAGATCGTGAGCGAAGCGCAGGCCCTCGTCGAAGCGTTCGCAGGAAAGCACCGCTCAAAAATTCCCGGTCCCGTATGGGAGCGCGCAGTGCTCGAATGCGCCTCAGAGCTTTACGCGAAGCAGAACGCTATCGGCGGCATCGTTTCCGACTTCTCAGACGGACCTACCGTGCGCTTAGCTCGTGATCCGATGGTAGCCGCGCGGCCCCTGTTGGCCCCTTATGTGCCCTTGGGATTTGGATAAATGAACGCGATCCGATCAGCACGCGAAGAACTCGCTAACACCATCCGCGAAGCTACCGGCTTTGATATCTACGACTACGAGCCGGATCGTCTGTCACCGCCTTGTGTGCTCGCAGTACCTCCCGATAGCGGAACGTGGATCACTCGCACGTCATACGGAGCGCTCACAGTAGGTGTGCGCATCCTCATCATCACGCGTCCCGGAGATAACAAGACGGCTCTCGAAGCGCTCGACGAAATGGCCTCACAGGTCGTTGACTCGCTCAACGAGGGAGTTACAAACCTTGAAGTTTCCGCACCGTTTACCCTTCTCGTCAACCAGACAACGAGCTTCCCTGCTCTTTCCATCACGTGCAACGTGAACATTGTCAACTGAAAGGATAACCATCATCATGGGAGCATCTACGACAGCACCGAAGGAATCGCCGCGCCTACGCGGTAAGAAACTCGGATTTAACCTCAATGGCAAGGAAGTTTGGCCCGACATGTCGAGCGCCGAGCTTGCAGCAGCCGATAGCTCCGATGGAGACACCTTCGGGAGCATTCAGGCAGGTGGAACCACGATGAAGCTGAGTCTCTCAGCGATCCAATCCACCGCTAAGACGAGCCTCTGGCGTTTCCTCTTTGAACATGTCGGTGAAACTGTTCCCTTCGTGTTCGCACCTCACGGCAACACCACTCCCACCGCTGATGAGCCGATCATCACGGGTAAGTGCACGATCGAAAAGCCCCCCGCGCTCACCTCGAAGGTCAATGAAACGTCTACGTTTGACATTGAGCTTCCCGTGACCGAGTGGAAGCTCAATGAGACCGGGCCTCTTCCGTCCTGATGCCTATCGTCGGTTACCGGATCGAAGGGCTATCTAAGGCCCTTCGCGCTCTGGAAGCAGCCGGAGCGGATAGCGACAACCTGCGCGGTCTGATGCATCAGGTCGGTGAACTCGTCGCAGCTCGTGCGCGTGAACTCGTCCCGTATGACAGCGGAATGCTTCACGGCACGATCCGCTCCGGCTACGCAAAGCAAAAAGCAACAATCAGGGCAGGATTTGACTCCCGTCCCGTCAAATACGCAGCCGTCATTCATTACGGATGGCCCAAGCGATCTATCAAGCCGCGCCCATTCTTGACAAAAGCCCTTGAAGATCGACAGCTTCAAGCTCTCGCAGCCCTCGAGGAAGGCATGGGAGCGATCCTGCATAAACGTGATTTGAAATGAGAAAAAATGAACTTCGATAGTTTCACGATTGCTGAAATCCGGCTCATGGAAGAAATTTCCGGAGTATCTTTCCGGCAAATCGAGAAGGAAACAACCCCCATCGGCGGCATCTTCCAAGCGATCATTTTCGTTGTCGCTAGGCGCATGGGTAAGCCGCTCACGCTCGACGAAATCGATGCTCTTTCGATGAAGGAAGCAGAGCCCTATTTTGAAGGACTCTACGAAGGCGAAAACCCTACGAACTGACACGCGCACGGCAAAAAGCGCGCGTGTGTCTCGCAGCTCATATGCAGCCGAGCGAGTATGAAAACCTCACTCTGCTGGAGCTTAGAGAGTTCATCTCTGTCATCAACCAACAGCGC